TCGCGTGACCGAGCCCGTCGCGCCCTCAGACATCAAGAGCGACCTTGGTCTGGACCCGGGCGCGACGGACCAGGACGCGCGGATCGAGCGGCTCATCAAGGCGGCACGCCGATCCGTCGAGAAACGCATCGGCTATTCGGTCGTCGGCGATGAGCCGACGATCCCCGTCGACGACATCGATGTCGTTCGCCAGGCGATCTGCCTGATCGTGGCGACGTGGTTCGCATTGCCGGAAGGCGTCAGCGTCGATAACCGTGCGGGTAGCGCCGAGCTGCCGCTCGGCGTGTCCTGGCTGCTCGATCCGGTCGCGAAGTGGGCGGACGACTGATGCGCCTCTCGGCCGGGCGGCTCCGCCACCGCGTTGCCATCATGCGCGCAACCAAGGTCGACGACGGCCGAGGCGGTTATACGACCAGCTGGGCAGCGGTCGCCGGCGCCGGCGCCGTGCCGGTCGAGGTGCTCGGGTTGACCGGTACCGAGGCGGTTCGCGAGAAAGTCCTGCGCGGGATCCGCGTCTATCAGATCACGGCGCGGTGGCGCGGGGATCTGCTCCCCAAGGACCAGCTGCGCTACGGTGCCGAAGATCTCAACATTCGCTCGGCGGTAGATCCGGACGGCAGGCGCGAGCAGCTCGTCATCGTCGCCGATACCGACGGCGCGGTGAAGACCGGCTGATGGCACGATCATCGGTGCAGGGCCTTGCCGACGCGTACAGCCTGATCGACCGGTTGCCCTCGGCCGCGCACGACGAGATGGCCGTCGAGCTGGCGATCATCGCCCGCGAGTTGTCGGCCGCGCAGCACCAGGACGTCGCAAAGGCAACCGGCGCCCTCGATGCCGCCTTGTCGTATCAGCTGCTGCTCGAGCGGCTGTCGGTCAAGGTCGGGCTGCTGCAGGGTGCGCGAGCAGCCGGATTCTTCAACGGCCGTCAGCGCAAGGCACTCGCCGGCGGCCCGTATTACGGCCGGTTCGTCGAATTCGGCCGCGCAGGGCAAACCGTGCTCGTGACCAGGCGCATCAAGAAGCGGACGGTCAAGGGCAACGGCCGCAACGGCACCGGCCGGCGCCTCGTCTACAAGACGCCCAAGCGGCGGCTGCGGCGCAGCTCGAGTCCGAACCGCGGCACATATGTCGGCGATCCATACAAGCTGCGCGTGAAAGCCAAGGGGAAGCGGCCGTTCGTCGAGCAGCCGCTCCTTCAGCAGGTCGCAGACAGCCATCTGTCAGATTTCTGGGCGGGCGTGCTCGCCCGGGTAGGGGGCAAGCCGTGACCGAGCCGATCGACCTGATGACGGGCACGCAGGACGCGCTCATCGCATTGATCCGCGCCCGGCTTCCCGAGGCACAGAAGTCGATGGTCCGCCATTCGCTCGAGGAAGATTTCGAGCCGCCATTTCACCTGGTCGGCGACATCAGCAGCGAGAATGCCGGCGGTAAGGATGACCAGCTCGAGGAGATCGAGGCGGACATCCATACCGTCTACCGCGGCGACGATCGCCGCGAGCTGCTCGCCCTCATGCATCAGGCGCGGGTCGCGACCGACGGCGCGATTCTGTCGCTCGGCGGGGCATCGTTCCGCGTCACCTGGCGCGGCGCGATCGCCAGCGCCGCGGCCCGGGACGGCGTCACCTATGCCGGCCTGACCACCCTCGCAATTTTCGCAGAGCCGGCGTGAGCCGGGAAAAGGAGACACCACATGGCAAATGAATTCGGGAATGACTGGCGCGTCGCGATCAAGAGCGGCGCTGGTTTCATTCCGATCGGCGGCGAAACCTCGCTCGACTGGAAGCGCTCGAGCCAGGAGCAGGACATCAGCGACAAGGATAGCGGCGTCTACGGCGCGACCAGCTATGGTCAGCAGAAGATCACGTTCGCCGTCGCCGGCAACCTGAAGCTGCCTGACGCCGGCTTCGCTGCGGCCGAAGCAGCCTCGAAAAGCTCGCCTCCGCAGGTCGAGGTCCAGATCAAGAAGGGCAACGTGATCAAGTATCACGGCCTCATCGCGATCGGCAATTTCTCGGCTTCGTTCCCGAAGGACGCGCCTGCGACCTTCTCGATGGACATGGCTAACGCCGCGGCGCCGATTGTCGACGCGTTCACCGCGGTCGCCGGCGCATGAGTCTGGCGCCAGCGAACCCGGATCGCGGCGAGCACGAGCTGCTGCTCGCTGGCGTTCCCTATCGCCTGCGTCCGTCGCACACCGCGATGCGCGCGATCGAGCGGAAGACCGAACGGTCGACGCTCACCCTCATCCAGCGTGGCAACGCCGGCGCACTGTCGCTCGAAGAGCTCGGCACGATCGCGGCCGAGCTCATCCGCGCCGGCGCCGCGCCGGATGACTTCCAGACCCAGAACGTCGATGACGAGCGCATCGGCGAGCTGATCTACGAAGAGGGTCTGCACAAGGCCCTGGGACGACTCACCCTTGTCCTGCTCGATGCCGCGTCCGGTGGTCGCACCGCATCGGGGGAAGCGAAGGCGGTTCCAGCGATGACGAGCGGGGACGCTGGCGCCGCCTGATGGGCTTTGCGCTCGATGCGTTTGGGTGGTCGGCCGATCAATTCTGGTCGGCCACCCCGCATGAGCTCTGGTCGATGATCGACGCGCGCATCGCCGCGAACAAGCGATAACGGGAAGGGCGGACATGGCATCATCCAACCGCCGCGACCTGTATCTGCAGGTCTCGGGCAACATCGACGGACTATCGGCGGCGATGAAGGCCGGCCGTTCTGTGCTGAACGAGTTTGGCACGGCGGCCGACAACACCGCCGACGAGGTGCGCAAGGCCTTTGCCAGCCTCGGTGGTGAGTCCGTCGAGCATTCCGCCCGCCAGATCGAGCGCGCCTACAGCGCGACCTTCGACAAGATCCGCCGCAATGCCAAGCAGGTGGATTCCGCTCCGTCGGGCGCGGCCGCGTTCCAGATCGTCGACGCTGCTGCAGCGGATCAGGCGGCGGGCGCGGCCGAGCGGCAGGCCGCAGGTCTGCGCCTGGTCGCCGATGCGGCTGCGCGCGCAGCGGCCGCGACGAAGGACGATGCCGGCGCGGCCCGTGTCTATGCCACGGCGGCCGAAGCCGCGGCGATCGGCGCCGAACGCGAGGCTGTTGCCATGCGTGGCCAGTCGAACGTCATCGCCGGCGTTCGTAACGAGCTCGGCGCGCTCGGCGGCGCGCAGACCAAAGCGGTGGCAATCTCCGGTCAGGCCAAGTCTGGATACCAGCAGCTGTCGTATCAGCTGGGCGACGTCGCCACGCAGTATGCATCGGGCACGGCCGCGACGATCATCTTCGCGCAGCAGTCCGGCCAGGTCGTCCAGGCGATCAGTTTGATCAGCGGCGAGGCAAAGGGGTTGCTAGGCCTGCTGGGCGGCCCGTGGGGCATCGTGTTCAGCTCGGCCCTTGTCGTGCTCTCGCCGTTCGTGGGCAAGCTCCTGGAGAGCGGCGACGCCGTCAAGAAGGAGACTGATGCCCTGAAGGAGAACGCGGAAAAGTCCGCGATCGCCGACCAGGCAAAGGACGCCTTTGCCAAGACCGAGGCGGGTGCTGCCGATGACGTCCGGAAGCTCACCGAGGAGCTGAAGAAGCAGAACGACGCCCTCAAGACCAACGCGGAATTGACCAACATCCGCGCGAAGGAGGATCTCGCCCAGCTTCAGAAGGACCGGTCCAAACTCGCAAAAGACCTCGCGGACGCGCGTGGCGCGGTCCGTGCGTCCAACCGGCCTGGCACCGGTGGCTTTGCCGGTACCGCATCGGTGATACAGGGGCAGGCGTCACAGCAGGTCGTTGACCTTCAAGCGAGACTGAAGGCGTTAGATGGCAAGATCGCGGAAGCGAATGCCGATGTTCAAAAAACACGCGCCAATCTTGCCGATGAGTCAGCGAAGCGGTCCACGGACAAGGTCGCGCAGATCAATCGCGAATATGACGGTCCGGACGGCCTGATCGAGCAGGCGAAGAAGCGCGCGATCGCCGAGGGCACTGTCGATGCGGCACTGACGAAGCAACTGCGGACGCTGCGCCTTCAGCAGGCCTCCAGGATCGAACAGGCCAACAAAGAAAAGTCGACCGCGTCGCGTACCGGCAACAATAATCAGCTCGGTCGCTCGATCACGGTAGCCGACGCGCGCACGATCGTCGCGAGCATCGGCGGCCGGGTCACCAGCGGCTTGCGCAGCACCGCCGATCAGGAACGGATCTACGCGGACAAGCTCGCCGGCCGCCATGTCGGCCCGGTTGCCAAGCCCGGGACGAGCGATCACGAGAGGGGGCAGGCGGTCGACATCGCCTATGGTCCAGGAATCACGATCGCGAAGATCCGGGAGGCTTTCGCCAAGCAGGGCGTGGCGCTCAGGCAGATCCTCGACGAGCCGACGCAACGCGTATTTCATGTCGCGTTCGGCAAGAAGGGCCCTTCCCAGGAGCAGACCGATCGCAAGGCAGATACCGAAGCGCGCAAGCGTGAAGCGGCCGAGCAAAAGCGGATCCGTGATGAGGAAGCCTATGCGCAGCTGAAAGCACGTGCGCAGCAGGACTTGCTCGATGCGACCCGCACCCAGGCGGATACGATCGAAGGCGCGGCGGACCTCGACGTGCAGATGCTGCGCCTCGAGCAGGAGCGGTTGAACAGTGCCGCCCAGGCTGGTGTTGCTGAAAAGCGCTGGTCGCAGGCGAAGGCCGACGAGCTGAAGACGTTGAACGCGGCCAGTGCCGATCTCAAGGTCGCCGGCGTTCGCACCCGCGAGCGCGTCGCAACGGCGGAGCGTCAGCGCGACGTCGATCGCCAGGATATTGCCGGGCAGATCGGGTTGCTCGAGCTGCAGGGAGATCTTGCGACCACCGCCAAGGATCGTCGTGCGATCGCGCTGCAGATCCTCGACCTTCAGGAGCGCGAGGCGCGCGCCACCCTGCAGGCGGCGATCGACAAGGAAAAGGATCCGGTTCGCAAGCAAGGGCTCGAGCGCGAGCTCGGGCGTGTCGAGCCGGCATTCGCCGGTCGGCGTGACCAGGCCGAACAGTCGCTTGCGGGGCCGCTGGATCGGTACCGTGCCGATCTCAAGAGCAACACCGACGACATGAACACGGCGCTGCAAGGCGTTGCGGTCAACGGCCTGCAGACGTTGGAAAGCGGCCTGCTCGGGATCATCGACGGGACCGAGTCGGTGCAGTCCGCCTTCAAGCGGATGGCATCCTCGATCGTCGCTGACCTCGCGCGCATTGCGATCCAGAAGGCTGTCGTCAACGCGATCGGCGGCAGCTTCCTTGGCTTTGCCAAGGGCGGCGAGGTCAAGGGCTATGCTACTGGCGGTCAGATCACCGGGCCTGGCACCGGCACGTCGGACGACATTCTCGCCTGGCTGTCGAACGGCGAATTCGTGATGACGGCGGAGGCGACGCGTCGCAACCTGCCAACGCTGAAGGCGATGAACGACAACCGCCTGCCGGCATTCGCCACGGGCGGGATGGTCGGCGCCATGCCGCGCCTGCCGAACGTCCAGTCTGCAGCGAACGACGTCTACGGACGCCGCGCCGATCGCATGCAGCTCGATGCCAATGTGACGGTTAACGCCGGCCCAGAATTCGACGCGCGGATGGAAAGCGTTTCGCTGCGGACCGTCAGTGCCACCGCCGAGCCGATCATGGCGGGCGCCACGTCGCGGACGATGCGCAAGCTCGGCCGCGGCGACCTGCCCGGAGGGTTCGAATAATGCTGATCGCCATGCCGTCGGCGCCGATCGCCGCAAAGGTCGATTGGCGCATCGACCAACCCGGGCAGGCCAACCGCGGCGAATGGACCGGCAAGCGGCGCGTCACGCTGCTGTCGGCCGCGCCGCGCTGGTTCGCCAAGGTTACCTTGCCGCCTATCATCGGTGAGGCCCAGGTGCTCGACTGGCGTGCGTTCGTCGTCGATTGCGACGGCATCGCAAACAGCTTTCGCGTGATCGCTTGCGAGCGTGAGCAGATTGCCGGCGCGATCAATGTTCGGGTCCGGGGCGCAGGGCAGGGCGGTCACTCGCTCGCGACGTCGGGCTGGGGCGCGGCGGGCCTGAAGCTGAAGCGGGGGCAGTTCATCACGCTCGGCGAGCAGCTGCTGATGCTGAACGCGCCGGTCGTGGCCGACGCCAATGGTCAAGCGACACTGTCGATCAAGCCATACATCCGGGTGGTGCCGACCGACGGCGCCGCGATCGAGGTCAACCGGCCGTACGCGGTGATGGCGATGTCGGACCCGAAGAACGGCTGGGACGTCGGCATCGGGCAGAATTACGGCGTCGCGTTCGATTGCGAGGAGGCGTTTTGATGGACAGCCGCCCCGACGCCTTGGCGAATGCAGCGCTCGCGGCCGACGTCCGCAAGCCGGTGACGTTCTGCTTCCTCGATCTGGCCGACGAGCCGATCCGCGTGACCAATGCGCCGTACAGCTTCACCTTCAGTGGTACCGGCGACGAGGATCTCGACGGCTTCACCTTCACCGCGATCGACCCGCGTGTCGTGTCGGTCGGTCCGGTCAAGGCGCGCGAAGGCGGCACCGATACGCTGTCCCTGCAGCTTTCCGGGCTCGCCGGCGTCGACGACGAGCTGATGACGCAAATCGGTGACCGCGCGAATTACGTCGGTCGCGATTGCCGGCTCTGGCGTGCGATGCTCGATCCGCAGCAGCTGACGCGCATCGGCGCGATCTGGTCGTACTATACCGGCTATATGTCGGTGCCCAAGATCGTTGGCGATCGGACGAGCCAGACGATCAACCTCGACGTCGAATCGTATCTCGCCTTTTTCGGCCAGGCGTCGAACCGCACCTATCTCGATCAGCAGAGCTACGACCCGGGCGATCGCTCGGCCGAGCTCGCGATCGCGATCGCCAACGGCGCCAGCCGCAGATCCTGACGGGAGCACGTCAATGTACCGTCGACCCGATTGGGAGACGCGGCTCGCCGCGTATCTCGAGCCCCTTCGCTTGCGCCCGTTCGCCTGGGGTTCGCACGACTGCTGCACGTTCGCGTCCGGTGCCGTCGAGGCAATGACCGGCGTCGATCCCATGCCCGAATTTCGCGGCCGCTATTCGACTGCCCGAGGATCTGTCCGTGCACTGCGCCGCATCGGTGCGGGAGATCTCGCCGCGACGCTCGACGCCAAGTTCGGCGCTGTATCGCCAGCGCTGGCCCACCGCGGCGACATTGTCATGTCGGGTGGCCTGCTCGGGATCTGCCTTGGTGGCTTCATCGCCGCAGTCGGTGCCGAAGGCGATCGCGAGGGGCTCATCCGCATCGATTGCAGCCGCTGGGTGGATCCCCGCGCCTGGCACGTCCAGTTCGGGGTCTGATCGATGGCAAAGGCAATCGGATTTGCAGCGCTGGCGATCGGCGCGGTGGCACTCATCGCAACCGGGGTCGGCGCCGTCGCTCTGGGTGGCTTCGCGGGCACGCTGACGGTCGGCGGCATTTCGGCCAGCACCCTGTTCCTGGTGTCGGGTGGCCTTAGCGTCGCTTCGACCCTTCTGGCAAAGACGCCCAAGGTCACGGCATCGCAAACTGAGCGCCTGAGTGCGAGCGTGGACCCGCGTGCGTATCGCAAGACGTGGTTCGGCCAGACGGCCGGGGCTGTTGATATCCGGTATGAAGAATGGTCGGGCAGGGATCAGGAGATCTGCGACTGGATCATCTGCTTCGCCAGCCACGCGATCGACGGTGTCGAGGAGATCTGGTTCGATACGCAGATGGCCTGGTCGGCGAGGACCGGCGTGGTCGGCAAATATGTCGGCTACTTTTCACTCCCGAACCTCGTCCTGGAAGGCACGCCGCAGAATGCCTTCACCTTTGCCAGCGGCAAGTGGAACGCGAACACCGCGCACATGACCGGCTGCGCCTATGCGCGCTTCCGGTTCAAGGTCACCGGCAACAGCAAGAAGGCGGAGAGCCCGTTCTCGAGCGGTATCCCGAGCCGCATCACCGTGATCGGCCGCGGCGCAAAGCTGTACGATCCCCGTCGCGACAGCACGGTGCCGGGTGGATCTGGACCGATGCGCGCGGACGATCAGTCGACCTGGCGCTATACAGCCGACGATGGCGTGGTGATCGGTGAGAACCTGCCGCTGCAGATCCTGCGGGTCGTTCTCGGGTGGCGGATCTGCAACCCGGTCACGGGCGTGATGAAGCTGGCAACGGGCTCCGGGGTGCCGGCACGTCGCATCAGCCTTCCATCGTTCCAGATCGCGGCGAACCTGGCCGACGAGCTCGTCAATCGTTCGGCCGGTGGTAACGAGCCGCGCTATCACGGTGCCGGCGTGATCTCGGAAGGCGATGATCAGAAGACCGCCCTCGACATGATGTGCGCCGGCTGCTGCGCACGCTTTCGTGATACCGCTGGCAAGCTCGCCCTGGTCGTGTCGCACAACGACCTCGCCTCGGCCGCGATCGATGATGGCCTGAACGATGACGACGTCGTTGGTGCGTTCAATTGGGATCCTGATCCTTCGCTCGAGGCAACGCCGAACATCGTCCGCGGGAAGTATGTCGATCCGACGACGGCCTCACTCTACCAGCTGATCGATTATCCCGAGGTCAGCTTACCGAGTCCGGATGGGCAGGATCGATATCTTTCGCTCGATCTGGGCGTCGTCGAAAGCCCCAGTCATGCGCAGCGGGTCGCCAAGCAGGTGCTGCAGCGCCGTCAATATTCCCGGCAGTTCAGTGCGGCCTTCGACATCCGGGCGTGGAAGTACAATGTCGGCGATGTGCTGCCCTTCACCTTCGCGCCACTTGGTTTCACGCGCACGCTGTTTCGGGTGAAGGAGCAGGAGTTCGGGCAGGGCGGCACCTGCAACATGGTGCTGACCTTCGAGACGTCGGATTTCTACCAATGGGATGCAAGCGACGCGTTGCCGGTTCAGGCGGCAGAGCCGATCGTTTACGACAGCCGCAACAACCCGCTGATCCTGGCGATCGATGACGCGGCGAAGACCGCAACGGAGTATGTTGCACCGGAGGCAGTCCTGGGCGGGTACCGGGACCCGGTCACTGGCATCGTTACGGGTGGCCAGACTGTCGGCATGGCCCTCGCCTCCCTCGATAAGATCGAGCCCATTACGCTCGACCTGTCCGACATCAGACGCGCCAGCATCGATCAGAACGCCCTGATCCGGCAGGCGGACCGCGATCGTGCTCAGCTGGCAGCGGCCCAGATCGCCGGGCTGCTCGATCAACAGGTAACGCGCATCACGCTGCGCGATGCCGGACTGATCACTGACCCTGAATCCGGCAGGGTCTACATCTACGCGGTCGAGCAGAACGCGCAAAAGGTCTCGAAGGTCGAGATTGGCCTGGACGCCGTCACCAATGAGATCGCCCTGCGCGCGACGTACGACGACGTCGCGACGATGATCACCCAGGCGCAGCTTTCACCCGGGGATGCAGCGGAGCTCGGTGAACTTGTCCGGCGCGTGAACGTCGCAGAGATCTCGATCTCCGGCATGACCGCGGCAATTGCGCTGAAGGCCGATGCGATCACCGTCACGAAGCTAGGCGGCATCGTACAAAGCGTTTCGCAGACGCTCGATGCGCTTGCCGGGGAAGTGACCACGAAGGTCAGCTATTCCGACTTTAATCCTGTTCGTGATCGCGTTGGCACCGTCGAGCAGCTGCTGCAGTCATATGGTGACGTTTCGACCTATCAGCTGACGCTTCGCCAAGCGGAGCTGCGCGGCACCGCAGCCGCGGCGGCCGGGATCGCAAGCCTGGTATCGAATGCTGATACCGCGCAGCGGCTGATCGTGCGATCGGCGGAGATCCAGCAGCAGCTGACGGTTCGCATGGACGAAGGCGATGCGGCAGAGGCGACGGCGCGGCTTGCCCTTGCGGCCAAGGTCGGCGCCAACGAAGCTGGGCTGGTCGAGGAACGCCAGATCCGTGCCGATGCCGTCAGTGCGCAGGCGAAGCGCACTGATCTCCTGACGGCTACCGTGGTCGACCAGGGCGCGACGTTCGATGCGCGGTTCATATCGCAGGCAAAGGCCATCAGCGACGGAGACAAGGCGCAGGCTGATCACACCGATATTCTAACCGCGACGGTCACAAAACTTGGGCAGGACATCACCGCGACGTTTGCGCAGCAGGCCAGGGCCATCTCCGATGGTGACAGCGCAAGCGCCACGGCCCTCACTCAGCTGACGGCGCGTATCGGCGACTTCGGCCTTGTGAGCGTCCAGCAGGCGTTCTCGGTTCTCGCAGATCGCACAGGCAAGCTTGAGGGCAAGTATGTGCTGTCGATCGACACGAACGGCCGACTGCAGGGGTTTGAGTTGGCGGGATCGGCGGCCGGTCCGGCGACCTTCAGCTTCATCGACACAGATCTCAACATGGGCCTCGGCCGGGTGATCTATAACACCGGCGTCGTCATGCAGGTGCAGGGCATCGGCTTCGGGCGCGACGGGGATCTGCTCGAGTGGTTCGGCCCTTCGATGCCGGTCAACGCATGCACTCGCGCGAATGCGCGGTCCTACAAGACGACCGACGGCAACGAGTATATGGGCGGCAGCCTTTCCGCCGGCACCCGGACCAATGCCGTGCGCTCGACGATGCTGGCGGCGACCGCGGAGGTCACGACCGGTGAATTCGAAAGCGCGGGCCGTGCGCGCATCGTGACCGTTTCGCTGCTCTTCAGCACAGCCCGTCAGAATCCCGGGTCCTGCCCAGCTAGCCCCGTCACACCGACTGTGACGGTTGAGTTGTTCCGGGGCACCTCTGCCAGCGGCGTGGTGCTGGCGACGCGAACACTGACGGGGTCGTTCTTTTGTGATCTCGGTCGACCGAACGAGCCGGGCTCGCTCATCGAGCAGATCTCGGGCGCGGTGACCTTCACCGACAATTCGGGCGGCACCTCGAGCGGCTATTACGTCCGGTTGGCCAATCGCAACACGAACACCTTCCCGGATCAGCAGATCCTCAGCCTGGTCTCCGTCGAGGAATAAGGAACACAATATGGCTTGGTACAACGTGGGCACCGTTACGGTGACCAACGGCAGCACCGTCGTGACTGGCGCCGGGACGGATTTCGTCAACAACGTGTCGGCGCGCGACAGTCTCGCACTCGTCAGCCTGGGCACACCGAACGAGATCGCGTCGGTCGACTCGAAGACACAGCTGACGCTCGCCCGGCCTTGGCTGGGCGCTACGACAAACGCCGCGGCCTATTTCGTTCAGCCGACCGTCGGGATCTACGTCGACCTCGCCCTACGTGCCCTGAATATGCTCGTGCCGTTCCAATCCGTCATCGACGGCATCGGCCAAGGTCTGCTCTCCGATGGAACCGCGGCTGCGCCGGGCATCCGTTTCCTGGCCGATCAGGATACCGGCGTGCGGCGCGCGGCAGCAAATGTTCTCTCTATAGTAGCGGGGGGCGTCGATAGGATTGTCGCGGATGACTCCGGCGCGACGGTGTACGGCAGGATCATCAACCTAGTTTTCGGAGAGCTTCCACAAGTCGTCATCAGCCGATCGGGTGTGGCATCTTGGGTGATGGGGGGCATCGGCGCCGGGAATAATTCCTGGGGCTTGCAACTCAATAGTACGCTCCAGATGGCAATGGATACGGCCGGGAACCTCCTGGCCGGAACCCCAACCGGAGACTGCCATACGCTGAGGCGACCGGTTGCAGCGGGGCAGCCCGTTTTGCGGGTCCAAGGCGGTGCGGCCAATACTGCAATATTTTTCGGGATCGACGCGATCGGCGCCGACGGAGCGAATGCAGCAAACGCGGCGCTAAAGGTGGGCTCCCCCGTAGGTGGCCGGAGTATCGCAACGACCGGAACCATCAACGCCAGCGGCGCGGACTATGCCGAGTATATGACCAAGGCGGACGCCTGCGGCACGATCGCGGCGGGAGACGTCTGCGGCGTCGACATCGATGGCAAGCTCACCCGATCCTGGTCGAATGCGATAAGCTTTGTCGTAAAGTCGACGGATCCGTCGCTCGTCGGCGGTGATATCTGGGCCGCGCATCTTGATCCGAAGCCCGAAGGGCCTGGTCCCGAGCCGATCGCGCCCGGCGAGGCTCCCGCAATGCCCGACAACGACACGCCCGAGGCGTTGGCGACGTGGCGTGACGCGGCGGTTGCACACACCGCTCTCGTCATTGCCTACCCCGCTGAGCACGCTGCTTGGGCCTCGAGGCAGGCGGAGTACGACGCAGCGCTCGAAGTCTGGGAAGGCGCTTTGGAAACAGCGCGCCAGTGCGTCGATCGCATCGCGTTCTGCGGTCAGGTGCCGGTGAACGTCACCGGTGACTTCGCGGTCGGCGAATACATCATCGCAGCCGCGAACGGCAGCGGGATCAAGGCGGTCGCCGTCTCCGAGTCCGATATCACCTTCGAGCAGTACCGTCGCCGCATCGGCAGAGTCTGGGCCGTGCGCGAAGGTCGCGCATGGGTCGACGTCCAGCACGGTTGATCCACCAGGCGCGCAGCGCCCTTTCTAACGATCGGACATACCTATGACGCTGGACCATGTTCCCGGCGCTGCGAAGCTATCGTTCGACGTCGTGTCGGCCGGTATCGCAGTCGGCACGCTTGCGCAGCTGCTGCCCCACATCGCCGCACTGCTGACGATCGTCTGGACGCTGATCCGGATCTTCGAAACCGACACGGTTCAGACCGTCCTTCGGCGCCGGCGCCGTGACCTCGAATAGTCCCGACGACGTGTCGGACCTGCCGATGGTCGCCGCGATCGCGGCGATCGCCGACATCTACGCGGCCGCGGCCGCGTCCATTGACCCGGAGCAAACCGATGTCTGACGTCAAACGTCTGGCCGTGAAGACGCTTGCCGGTGTCCTTGGCACCACGATCGGCGCAGCTGCGCTGTTCACCTCCATCCCGGCCGACGAGAGCGGCCGTAAGGTCGCGGTGACGATCGCGCCCGACGGCGCCGCGACGATCCGCCACGTCTCCGGTCCGCAGTTTCTCCGCGCCTATCTCGACGCGGTGAAGGTGCCGACCGCCTGCGATGGCATCACGCGCGGCGTCCGGATGGGGCAGGTCTACACCGAGGCGCAGTGCATGGCGAAGCTCGAGGACGAGCTGATCGCACATGCGACGGCCGTCGTGGCGTGCGTGCCGGCGCTGTACGGCCGCCCTAACCAGGCCGCGGCCTCGGTGAGCCTGGCGTATAACATTGGCGCGGCCGGCTTTTGTCGATCGACTGCTGCGCGCCGCTTCAACGCAGGCCAGTGGGCCGCTGGCTGCGATGCATTCCTGATGTGGAACAAGGCTGGCGGCCGCGTGCTCGCCGGCCTGGTCTCGCGCCGCAAACGCGAGCGCGCCCTCTGCCTCACCGGCCTCTGACTTCACCAAGGAGGAAGACGATGAAGGAACTGCTGAAGATGCTCGCACGCGAGATCCTGGTGCCGATGGCGATCGCCGCGGCCACCAAGGTGGCTGCCAAGAAGCTGGCCCCCAAGGACAAGCCTGCGAGCTGATCCGGACCGGGTGAGCGCAAGCTCACCCGGCTTCTTCTCCTCCAGACCAAGACCATCGCGACGCGGCGCCATCGGGCGATCGGCGTCCCCCTGCCTCATGCCCGAAGGATTCCCCCAATGGCTCGTAATCCACGTTTTGGCCGCCCTGGTGGCGGTCGCCGCCTCACCAGTTTGGCCGCAGCTGTCGTCATCAAAGGTGGTGGCGTCATCGTCATCCCGACGCCGACGCCAATTCCGACACCGACACTCATCCTTTTGACGGCCTCTCCCTCGATCGCTGCGTCCGCGGTCGCAGGCACGTTGGTATCGAACATCGCAAATGTCCCGGCCGGTGTCAGGCCTTCGGTGACGACGAACGACGGCTCCTTGGTCATTGCAGGTGACGCATCGGTGGGCTGGAAGGTCGTTGTTGGCATGTCTGCGCTGTCGCCGGGGGCGGTCAACTTCTCTGTTGGTGCGACTGGCGCGACCGGTGTGAGCGGTGTGTTGACAATCACCGCTGCAGGCTCCCTCCCAGCCACTGTTCAAATCGCTGCGGAGGGTGACAGCAACACCACTGGCATCGGGGGCACCCCGGGCGGCATCAACAGCTATGTCGATCGCGGCGTCGTGTCCGGCCTGACTCCTGGACCTACCTATACTTATCGCAAGCTGTCCCTGAGCGGGCAGACTGCGGCAATTATGGCGAGCCAGTTTGCCAACGGCACGGGCGGTTCGGGGCCAATCTCGGTAACGGCAGGACCGCTCGGTGGTACCGGCTCTGACGTCGGCATGGGCCCTGCTTTTAATCCCAACGTCGATATGAACATCGGCACGATTATGGCCGGTACCAACGACGGTGTTTTCCAGGCGCATGACTCAATCATGCGGGCGCTTCGTACCGTAATGGTCAAAGCGGGTGGCGTAGGCTTTCAGCGAACCCTCGTCGGCACCATCCCGTCACGCAATAACGTGGCGTTCGATGCCACTGATACCAGCGTCGAGCACAACTTCGACGGCGCGACCGTGCCGCTCAACCAGAGCATTCGCGCCCTATACAGCAGCTACCTAAACGCCGATTACATCTTCGATTTGGGCGCAGTTCCAGAGCTCGATACAGCTGCGAAGATCACCGTAGACTTCTCAGGTGACGGTACGCATTTCAAAAACACAGCGGTTGAGTACTTCGGTCCGGTCTATACCGCCGCAGTCAACAAAGCAGTCGCAGCTCCTGGCGTTCGGACCTTCGGGCCGTTGACGTGGAGTTGGTTTGACCATTCTACGGCTGTGGTGCTGAGCAATGCCAACGGTGACGCTGCTTCCGCTATCCGGGGCGGGGATATTGCCTCGCTTGCGAGCGGCGGTGGTGGGACCGTGGCCTATGGGTATCCGGTCATTCGCAACGGCAAATATTGCTGGGAGGTCGGATATACGGGGACGCCAGCGAATATGATGCTCGGCCTCGTCGGGCACCTTACCAAATTGAACAAGCCGCAGAGCGGTACGGTGTACGCAACGGCCGACGGGATCGGGTTTAACCCGACGGCCAATGGGGCAATCACCATGCTCAGTACGGCTGTTTCGGGTGTGAAATCAGAGGCAGTGCCAAGTGGCGGGTCGTACCTTTTCTGCGTCGATGCGGACGCCAACCTCCTTTGGGTGCGGCCTTCGACGTCGACGCTGTTCAACGGTTCGGCTGATGCGAACCCGGCAACTGGCGTTGGCGGCATCGATATTTCAGCCATTCGCACTCTTGATGTTGCCGCTGTCGGGGCTCGAAACTCGGGCTACTCCGCGTGCTGTTCGTTCCGCGGGGCCGGAAACTTCGTTGCCCGCTTCAGCGCTGCGGCGATGACTATTCCTATCCCCCCTGGCTTTAAGGCGCTCGACCAATAATCCGAGGCGTCGTTTTCGCCATCGCCACCCTGCTTTCCACGCCGGTCGCAGCGCGTTTCACGGCACTGATCTCGAGCGATGTGGAGCGGCTGACGGAGCGCTAATTGCTTAGAATGAAAGGAGGTGCTGCCCATGACCGGGTACACCGAGTTTCGCCAGTCCGGCCCCTGCCTGATAGCATGGCAGGGGCCGACACCCGTCGCGCAGATCGCGTGGGATGCCGCCGAGAGCGGCTGGTACATCAATTTCTTATCCGTCGAGCAACCCCAGCTACTTGCTCCGCTTCTGTCGAAATTTCGGAAGCTATGGCGCCGCAGCGGCAAGCCGATCCTCTTGTTTCACGCATCCCCCGATAATCAAGTCATCGGGAGGCTTATAGGGATCCTCGGAGCCGAGTGCTCTGC